TAGTTGTAATCCGTAGGCCATTAGCTGGGCACTCCTGATAGCACGATACCAAGCTCTCCCAGGTCGGTATCAGCGCGGAAATCAACGGTTACGGTTCGCGCCCCGGTAAACTGCACATCGAGATACGTGACGGCGCGAATGCCAGGGACCGACAAAATCGCCGTTCGGAAGATGTCACGGACGCGGATCATGTTCGGATTTTTGACCAGGATCTCTTCATACCAGGGCAGTCCAGTTTCTTCGTCGAGAAACCATTCACCCTTGAAGAATCCCAGCCGCAACATGACTTGCTGACGGATTCCATCGAGGTCGCCGGTCATGGCGAGTCCGGTCGCGTCGGCGTATTCGTCCCCGTTGGCATCGAGCCCGAAGTCGGTGATTTTTTGGTAGCTCACTTTTTTACCTCCACGGAGGCTGAGCGAAAATCGGTAGGAGTCGGCGGTGGCGTGGTCGGTGCCGATGACGCGCCTGCGGGAATCGGATGCGTGTGATTGGCAAGCCAAGCGATGAGGCCAAGCAACGGATTTGGCGACGTGAGGAAGTTCCACAGCGTGTCTCCGCATGCGGCTTTTTCAAGCTCGACCGGGGTATTACTTCCTAGTCTCAGCTTGTTTCTGTCGATGTGGATCTGTAGCCCGTCGTCTTTTCCGAACGTCGCGCGGTCTGTCGGAGCACTGGCGAGAGCGTGTCCAAAGTCGCGCAAACCAGGCAGAAACACCGCATCGGTCAGATCGTGCCGCCGGTCGTCCTCTGGGTCTACGGTTCCGCCGGAGACAAGCCATTTGTCCAAACTGGACTCAGCAAAGAGGAGCAAACCTGTATCACCCTCCGCAACGGGAAACGTGATCCGATACCCGCCAGCCCCCGGAAACTGCACCGGGACTGCTGGGATTACTGGCAAGGTTCGGACCTGAAGCGCTCCCGCTTCGTCAGTGTAGCGGTCTTTGATGAGTGGCTGCACGTCGGCTTTCTGTGCGCTCGAGTCATACCGGACAATTTTGCCAGGTAGCGCTGTATGGATCTGTGCAGCCATCGATTCGCGGAACTTGGACAGCAGATCCTGTAGCGTCGTGGTCCTGTTCACAGCGTCACCCCTTCCCCGTTTGTGTACCAGTCTTGTCCGTGCGTGTCTCCGCTGTGCTCGACCTTGACGCACTTCACAGCCACGCCAAGCGGGAAGCGCTCGCACTTGATCGAGACTTGAGCACCGGGTTTGATGTTCGCATTGAGGAGACACCGAAACGTAAGCAGCGGTTTCCCGCCCTTCACAAGCGGAGCGCCGAACTCGGGCGAACCGATCAGACCCGACTGCGGGGTCAACTCTGGCACGTCTTGACCGCTGACTTCGGAATCCGCCAAGATTATGATTTGCTCGTCCTGAATCGACCATCCGTAGGCAGTGCCAGCAAGTGCTTTGTCCATCTCTCGGCTCACGGGGCCGTGTGCAACAAACCCTTGGTCGAACTTTCCGACGAGCTTAGCTGCCACCTGTGAGACGTTGCCTTGACCTAGGCCAAACGCCGAGACGAGCTTGCGCAGCACGTCGCCGCGCGAACTTTTGGACCCAAACGACTCCGACACGCGGGCAAACTGAAACGCTCGCTCTCCGTCGCCTGACTTGATTTCGGTCTGCCAGTCCGCGCCCTCGCGTCGGTGTACGACTTGCCGCACGTCGCCCTGGAAGATCTGCTTTACGCCGGTTTCGACATAGCCACATTCCAGAACGAACTTGACACCCTTGGTTTGCAGGGACGCCCGGCGCTGTGGTGACAGATTCGAGACGGTAACCTCTGCTGTGTTTGGTTCCTTGGCAGAGGATTTCTTGATTGAAAACTTGACTCGCAGGTCGGTGATTTCTGTTACGTCCGTGGTCAGTGACTTGTAGTCCTCTGACACCCGGTTGGCAATGAGCAGCCGCACCCGTCTGTCTTGTAGCCGACTCATGCGAGCAGATCCTCAAGCTCGACATAGTACAGCCTCACACGGTCGCCCAGTTCACCGTAACCAGGGACGCGCCGCAACTCGTCGAAGTAGAAGATATCCTTGCCCTGCGTCCATGTCGGGTCAACATCGCCGCGCGACGTGTCATGGAACAGGAAGCCGCCCGGTGGTCTGCGCGAGTCTGCGCATTCGAGGATGCCGACCATCCACCCCACGACGCACTTGAGCGACGCTTGTATGAGCGATTCGTCTGCGTCGTACATGTGCATGTACCAGCACGCTTCGCGGGTATTCCAGCGGAACTCAAGACGGTAATTGAGGCCATCAAGCTCCACGACGACGGTGAAGTGTGGCAGGTCGGTTTTCAGCGGCATCTCAACCATTACCCACCTCCAAAGGACCGGATGAAGCCCTGTGCTTTGGCGATTGATTCGTCGCCCGTCGTCGAATCCAAGATGGAGCGATACCGCTCCGGTGTCTGCTTCGCTGTCGGCTGCTTTCCTGTGTCCACCTTTTTGTGGGACTTGGGAGCCTTGGCCACAACGCGGCGCGTGGTCCGGTTCTCGACGATGCGTACCTCTTTAAACGTCGCCGTAAACTCCAGCGCGTCGCCGGTCTTGGCGGTCTTGGGAACCGTCAAGCTCATCATTGCCATGGATTCGTAGGTGCGATCCCTCGTGATGACCTTGATCGGGCGCGCAGCGATGCGGTAGGCGTCAAGTTTTTTCCACGCCGTCTGGGCATACCCAAGCGTATTTGGTGCGGCTTCGAGTTGCGTGGTGGTCACCGATAGACCGCCCGCGCTGATTACGCGCTGGGTCTGCTGCGCTCCGATCGGTGTATTGGTGATGATCCCATTTACGGAGAGCTGCACTGGCTCCGCCCGGATGTGGTCGGTGATGTTGCTGCCCGACTCAACCGGATGCTCTGTAACCGTCGCCGTGCTCGTGTGTGTCTCGGTGACAGTGCAGTCGAGCGCAAGATCTCCGATTAGAGTCGGTCCAGTATACTTTTCGGTGGCCATCTATCGCGTCCCCACCGCTGCGGATGCGCCTTCGATTTCAGACGACATCCATTCAGACCACAACCGCTGCGATTCGTTTGCTACGTCGGTCGCGCTCTGGCCTGGCAGCTGATTGATGACCGGCGCATAGGTCGCCGTGATGCTCTTGCTCTGCGCGATGGGAGGCGAGCTGCTCATCATCGGGGTCTTTGGTGCAAACAGCTGAGTGGCACTCTCTGCCGCGTTCCCGACTGCCGAGCCTGCTGAATTAAGCGCACCTATCACACTCTGCCCACCTCGCCGAAGTGCCCCGGTTATGTCCCATTTGGAGTTCGCGATCGCCGCCAGCTTTTCGAGGCGCGTGATCAGCCCATCAATCTTTCCGGCTGCCCATGTCACACCGTCGAAAATCTTTCCAAATATGAATGTCCAATAGTTGCCGACGGCCCGAAGGTAGATCAGTACCGAGCGAAGAATCTTGAGCATCCAGTGTTCGCCCGGCTGCGGCCCGGCAGCCAGGAACTGATCGAACACCTTTTTGATTTCGAGTCCCAGCTTGCCAAAGAGCGATTCGCCGCCGTGCAGAAAGACCCAGATGTCTTCGAGGGCGAGCACGACCAAGGCAATGAGCGCAGCCAGGGCAAGCACTGGCGCAGCCGCAGCAGCCCACGCTGCCGCACTCGCGACCGCTGCTGCTACTGCCGCAGCCTGGAGCGACAGAAACGAGATGACTGCCCCTGCGTTTGCCAGCGCGACGGCGGCCAGGGTGGACAGAAGAAGCACAGAGAACAGCTTCCAGCGATCGATCACAAAGCCCAGCACGCGCCAGACCAGCGCCAGACCAGCACCCAGGGCTCGGACTCCTGCCCCCATCGCCTGAAACACAAGCGCCATGCGAGAGGAAACCAGCACCCGGTTTGCCTTGATCCACTCGATGGTTGCCGTCAGTGTTTCATTTATTCCCGGTAGCAGCGATGACGCGATGGTGTACCGCAGCCCGTCCGCCGCAAACTTGAGCTTATCCCAGGTGTCACCGAGCGTGTCGCCGGATTCGATCAGTTCCTTGGTCATGACCACGCCGAGGCCGCGCGCTTCCTCGCGTAGCTTGACCAATTCCTCCCGCCCGATCGTCAGCGTGGGTATGAGCGACGCGCCGGACTTGCCAAAGAGATCGATGGCTGTCGCGACCTTCCGCGCACCATCCGGCATCGCCTTAAATTTCTCGGCGATGTCCTCCAATACAGCATCGGCAGCCCTAAGCTTACCTCCCTCGGTGATTGACAAGCCGAGTTTGCGAAACACTTCGCCCGCTTCGCCGCCTCCCTCCGCTGCGGCCTGCATGTGAATCGAGAGCTTGCGCAGCCCGTCGGCCATCCCTTCGAGGGATGAGCCGTTTAGCTGCGCTGCGTAGCCCAGCTCTTGCAGCGCCTCAGTGGTGACACCAAGCGCGCCCGATGTGTCATTGAGCGCGGACGCTGTTTCTACCGTGCGCGTGATGACATCGCGCATCTCAGCGCCAGCGCGCGCTGCGCCGGACACGAGCAGCCCGAGCCCGCTCTTGACCGCTCCGAGCATATGGTCCGCGACGGCAAATGAGGCGGCATCAACCGAGAGTCCCAGCTTTGCGAATAGCTCTCGTACAATCACTTGCGCCGCTCCTTTGCTCTCTGCCTGGCTTCTGCCGCTTCGTATGCGTCTAGCAGGTCATTGGCTTTTCGTACATCCCCGAGCGACCAGTACCGATCGATTTCCTCGACCGTTCCCAGCCCGGCTTTGACCACACGCCAGATCGGCCACTCGTC